CTATCCATTGGCCTTCACCTCCGGTACCGGTAACTTGTTTATTGAATCCTGGTTGAAAACTTACTTTTTGTAACATAGTGTAATCCTATGCTCTACTACGGTTTAGTCGGCCACGTAGCGTTTTCACATTTAGCAACAGTGTCTTTACCATCAGGTAAATCTCTAAGAGCTTGTCTGTAATTTTTCATATCGGTTGATATAGCATTACCTTTTTCAAGTTCTGATGTAATTTCCCAATCAGATGCTGTTAAAAGACGGTTTCTTTTATCTCTTAAAGTAGCTAAAGCTCTAGCAGGAGCTGCGTTAGCCCAAGCCGCTTCTTCATTATCTCTAGCTGTTTCTTCATCTGCTGTAAATTGTACTTTGTTACCATTTATATTATGATATCTTGGCATAGTTTTCTCCTTTGGTGTTATGTATCATTATTATAGAATTCCGTAAAGGCAAATATCTCCAGCATCTATGTTGCCTGTGTCTTTTTTAAATTGTATGGCGTCAATAGCAGAAGTTGTATTAAAATATCCACCTGCATATATATCCTGTGAGTTATCTACTGCATGATATATATTAAATCTAGCTTGATAATGTTTTATAAATGTTGTGGAAGATGGGTTAAATAAATGTATAAATCCCGCACTAGATTGGTCGTTATCATTTCCAACAGAATGATCTAAAGGTACTCCTCCAGTTCCTTCTTGAATATCTTTTGAAGTTAAATAACCTACACCAGAACCACCATCGCTTTCTTGGTTAAATGATTGAAAAAAAGAACCTGTTGCTACTTTATCATAAGTACTTCCTGTATCAGATGATGCTAACATTAAAGTATCTGCGTCATTAGTTCCTGGATGTATATCTTTAAATGTAAATACATATTCTTTATAAGTAGAATCTAACACTACATCAGAACTACCATTAACAAAACTTAGTGTAGCACTAGAACTAGCAGTCAATTTTTTAATAAATACCATAGATCCAGTATGTATAGACCCAAAAGCTGATACTGATCTAACTCCTCTATTATTAAGTGTAATTAAACTTGAAGCAGGTAGTGTCATTATGAATCCTTTAGTCCGTAAAGTTTTATAGTGCCAGAATCTATATTACCACTTGAACAAGAAAATTGAACTGCATCTATAGCTGCTGTAACATTACAATACCCTGCTGGATAAAAATCAACAGATAATGGAGAACCACTATCATCTACATAATTTATTCTACCAAAAAAATGTTTTACAAAAGTAGTAGATGATGGATTAAATAAATACATTTCTCCACTACCAGCTTCATCATTTTCAATTCCTGGACTTGTTGTAAGTGCTTGTGAGCCTGTTCCTGATGCTATATCAGTTGAAGTAACATAACTAAATGCTTGTTCTCCAGCATTCTCTGCATGGTAAGCATAAAAAGTTGTTGTTGTTTTAGTAGCATCATAAGCTGTGCTTCCATCTCTAAAATTAACTTGAAACTGAGCTACAGCACTATTATGGATATTAATAAACTTAAATAAATAAATAGGATATGTAGAATCTAACACTACATCATCGCTTCCATTTACAAAAGATAATGTAGAACTAGAACTTGCTGTTAAAGTTTTAATATGAGTTAATGATTTAGCTGCACCAGGTATGGCTGAAATATTTCTAATACTTCTGTTATTATAAGTTACTATCGACATTATAAAACTCCATACATTTTAATTGTGCCACTATCTATATTACCTGTATTTTTTTTAAACTGTATAGCATCAATAGCAGAAGTTGTATTAAAATGACCCGACACATATATATCTTGTGCATTATTTACTGCGTGAGATATTTGCATTCTACTAATAAAATTTTTAACAAATGTTGTGCCTGCAGGATTAAATAAATGTAATATACCTGAAGAAGATTGATCATTATCAGCTCCTACTGAGTGTTCAATAGCTGCACCACCTGTTGATAGTGCAACATCTTTTGAAGTTAAATAATCTACACTAGGACTACCACCACTTTCTGCAGCCACTGATTGAACAAAAGTAGATGTTACTGCTACATTATAATTTGATCCGCTATCAATAGATGCTAAAAACATAGTATCTGCATCGTTAGTGCCTGGGTGGATATTTATAAAATGAAATTGATATTCTTTGTAAGTAGAGTCTATACCACTAGTAAAATTTATTGTTGCTGAACTAGATGCAGTTTGAGTAGACAATAATACTAAGTTACTACCAGTGACCCCTGAAGGGAGACTGGTAATGGATGCCATGGATCTGTCATTGCATACATTGATTGACATAGGTTATCCTTTAGGGTTAGCATCTTTAACTGCTTTAATGTGTTTAAACCATTCACCAGTCTTGTCACCTTTATCAGCAACCATGTCGTGGTATAATAAATCTAATTGTTCTTTTAATTCTTTGTACTCGACTGCTCTTTTATTTAAAACACCATTTAATGTTTCTTGTGTATTACCAGCAGTTTCATAACTAGCAATTTGATCGTCTGTTGGTTTTGCAAGACCTGATACATTCCATGTATCAATAAATTCTCCTGCCCCATCATTTTTAAGTTCTATATTATTTTGTTCAGCATCCCATGTTTTTGAGTTTGCTTTTAAATATAATCTTACTTTTGTTGCTAAATTTGCCATAATTATAATCCTATCATTTTGTGTCCAGCAAAATATGTGTCTGCACTTCTTAAATCTTGATTACCACCTTGTAAATGTTTGATTACTACTTCAACTGTTTGTCCTGCTGTAACCGTAATAACACCACCCCAGTTTAAAGTTATATTTTGTGTTCCACCTGAACCATATTTTTGTTCTAAAGAACCAACTACTTTTGTTCCATCTAATTCTATATACATCAAAGCACTATCAGCATCATCCATGTCATCAACTAAAGTATGAAACTCAAAAAAATATTTTCCTCCTTCATTTGTGGGAACTGTAAAAATATTTGAAGCAAATGCACTATGCGTATCATATTCTTCAGTATCAAAAGTAACTCTAGTTAAAGTATCATGAGCTATTGTTTGATTTCCAGATAAAGTAACTTTAAAAGCTGGAGCATTACCAAACACAGAAACATCTGTTCTTTTTAAAGTTCCAGCATCTGATAATAAAATTTCATCGGTTGCTGCAGGAGAAACTGTTAGAGCTGTAGTACCAGAAATAATATCATTGTT